TTCATCTGATAACTAACTGTCACCTTGTTATCTATGTCCATTGTAACCTGCCTGTTTTAGCAGATCGACCCAGAGTTGCGCTGGCATTACTGCATACGACTCTGAGACATTTGTAGTGCCACGCTTTTTTACTAGCACCACGCCAGTCTCTGCATCTGCATGAGTCATTTCATTGTCTAACTCTTTCAGATACCCAGAGAGATCTATCTTTTTTTCATTCTTACATTCTACTACAACACCATCTATGCCATCAATATCACCAACATCATCATGCCGACCAGCACCATACGCCCGCTCAGCACAAGGGAAACCATTAGCGACTAGCCACTTGGCTACGTCGCGTTCGTATTGAGAACCTTTACGTTTACTTGGTGTTGACATAATGATTCACTAATATCTGTTCAACTTCTATACCAAGTTTTCTTCTAATTTTCATTCGTTCTCTAGGTGAAGTGCCACCCCATATACCAAATGATTCGTGAGCAATACCCCACTCTAAACAAGCTTGCATTACTGGACACTCCTTACAGATTGCTTTAGCTTTCCGTTCTTCACTACTGGATGCAGTGCTGTGTTCTTGATAAAAAAAATCTACTCCGATACCTCTGCAAGTTGCACTAGTGAAGTCTGGATATTTCATTAACAAGCACCTCTATCGGTTGTAGTTGATTAGCATCCATTACTAATCGAGTGCCGTAACCATAGTCATGTAAGTAATGATTAGCAAGAAAATTTTCTCGTGTTGTCCAACCAATAACATCAAACAAACTATCCACATGTGGAAGTTGTTTATCCCCAGAAAACTTTACAAGTACAGCCACATCTGAAACAAATAATTCTGGTGCATTAAATATTAATTGCGGTAATGTTGACGTCTTAACCTGTATAGATTTACCCAATACTGATATGAGGTCATGTCCGTTATCACCGCCAGGCGTAATCGTTTCATCCGTCGGTATCCGAAGGAGCCTAGAAGCCGCCACCTCACCCAACCTACCCATAAGATTAACGGAATAAGACGAATTGTTTTTATCAAACTTGCGATCCGTGACATCAAACTCCTTTTTATTTGCTCTCACCCTGTGGATAAACCTAAGAGCATCCATGATTTCGTCTTCAGTTAGTTCTATTACTGCCATTGGCGCATAGTCCTTGCTCTTTGTAATTCAGCAGGTGAGTTATATAAACTCATATGACTTGGCTCAACAGATAAAGTTACATAATTTTCTGCAGTTGGATCTGCCTTACCATGGCGATTCTTTACAACTGCAACTCGATACACATTACCAATAGCATCTAACGCCACACTCAACACCAATTCAGGTAAGGCTGAAACCTTACCCATTAAAGCTTTGCGTGGTGCTGGGTAGTTAGGCTTAGACATCTTCTCATTCTCAGATACATGGTGTAGAACTATGAATGCTGATTCATATTCTCTAGCCATGTAGTGGAACGCAGACATTGCATCACGCAATGCTGTCCATTCATTGTCGCTGACTGCAGCGACATTCATTAAGTTATCAATATAAATCGCTGAAGGTGGAGCACCGTGCAATTCAATCCAAGCTTCGATCTCTTCTTCAATATCTTGTAAAGAAGGAGATGGATCAAAACTAAATCGAACATGTGCTGCACCATCAGCCAGAGCATCTTCTAGGAGAACAGATGCCTCCGAGTCCATCATTCTTTCAACATCAGTTACCGACTTGTCCATTAGGATTGCGCCTGCACGAAGAGCAATCGTTCGAGAGTCAGAGTCTGCTGAAAAATAAAGGGCTGGAGTCTTGGATGTAATTGCGTACCATAAAGCAAGCATGGTTTTACCACCACCTGGTTGTGCTGCTACCAAGTGTAGTTGTGCCTGACGGAATACAACTTGGTTACCAGTGAGTTGAGGAAGAATCTCTGGAAGGGCATGCCCTGCTGGAGATTCGACACCTACTACCTGCAATAAGGTACGCATATATTACTTAGTCCAGATTGTTTCGGCTTCGACTGCGCCTACTGTAAATGGCTTTGGTCCCTTAGAAGGATCAAACCAACCTACATACGCTTTACCAGCCTTGCTAGTACCCTTCTTCTTGGCATACTTGCCACGACCATCTGGCAGATCTGGAGCATCTGGATGTCCATATGTCCATTCATTTCCATACTTATCTTTGACTACCTCAATAGATGTAGGTCCAGAGCTAACCACTGTTGGATTTAATCCAGCATTGGTTAATGCTTGTACTGTTTTATCCATTGATGTCATACCACCACGACCACCTAAAGCGATCTGTAGTTCTGTTGCTGACTTGATTGCTTCGATAGCAGCAATCATATTGGTAGCAAACTCTTGAGCACTATCACCTCGGACAGTGAATAGGTCTGTGCTGTTTAGCTTGCCTGTATATGAGAACTTAGATTCAGTCATCTATGTTCATCCTTTCTTTCCCTTGGTTGTTGGTATTTGCAGTGGGAAATCTACGGAGCCCATTGCTGGGCATTTATCTTGAAAGGAACACATCCGACATGAATCACCTACAGATGGTGGAAACCATCCGTTCAATACCGAATGGTTCATTGCACCAAATACATAATCAAAATAATCTATTGTTAAGTGCGACAGATCTATAAGATCGTCAAGCACACCTTGTCTAGTCATAAAGAATGCACCCCACTTAGGGCGTACACCTAAAGCTTTTTCAATACCAGAGGCATATAAGCCTGCCTGAATCATACCGAATGGTGTCCTGGAACCTGTCTTGTAATCAACGATTACCAAGTCTTCCCCTACTTGGTAGATCGCATCAACAATAAAGCGAACTGGTGTTCCCCCGAAGTGAACATCAGCAGCCCATTCAATTCCAGGACGACCATCAGGCATAGTAGCAATTTTCCAACCAGAAGATTCATACCATTTCTGATACGCCTCTACCTGCTTGAGCCCATCGCTCTGCCAAAACGATAGGTCTTCTCCGTCTGGGCGCGAGGTGGTCTTGCGCCCAGCGGTCTTCCACTCTGTCGAGGGAATACCAGATTTCTCTTCGGTCTCCTTGACGGCATCATTAAATACCTCAAGCCACTTCTGTGTCAAATCAATAGAGGTCATTGTCATCTTCTTCCTTGTAATCAGGATTATCCACAGGGGTAGGTGCTGTCATTGGCGAACCACAGTTCGCACAGAAGGAATCAAGAAACCACATAACCAATTCATAGTTGCTAAAGATTGCACGAATAACCTGTATGTTTGATCCACAATTGATACACTCATTACTTGGTATACCACGCTGGTCAATTGTCAAGTTGCTTCTTGTAGAGCTCATGGTTTAACCACTCCAACATGGAGTGGACAGCAGAACCAGCAGCAAGATATACCGCAGGCTTCTCTGGAACCATAGCCACTTTGCTTAGATAGTATTTTTGAGGACAAGATTGCCAAGTAGATAACTGGCTATACGATCTATGAGGAGGAAGTTCATTCATTGTATGATAATAAACCAAGCCACTGACATTCTCTGGCAACGACACGCATGTAATTCTTACCAATAATCTGATAGGGTTGAGGGGTGGTGGGAGGGAAAGGCTCGCTCAGGCGAGCCGTGAAAGATATATGGAAGAGTTCATTAAAAGAATAGAAGATGCGAAGACGCATCTTCCCGAAGGTCATAAGGACAAAGACTGGATGGATGGGTTTAATCAAGGGTTGGATTGGGCAATAAGAATATTAAAAAAAGATAAGTCTGCTTATTAAATAAAAAAAGAGGGGGATCAATTAAGATCCCCCTCTTTTTCTAGCCCTACCATTCTGGTGGAGCAACTGCGAGCGCATCCAGCGTGGCTATATTGATGCACCCGACTGCTGGGATGTCATAGCGACGCTGCAACCCTTTTAATATTTCCTGTAGGGGAGCATCAAGCAGGTCATCTCCAGCAACATTAAGAGCTATACGAACTTTCGTTACTAGCTCACTTCTTTGATCTGGTCCAACAAGTGTTAATAATTTATTAGTGTCTATCATTGAACAGCAATTTCAGTGTCAATAGTTTGCAACTGAATAGTTACTATTCCTCCAAACCCGCTCGCAAAAGTGGGAGGTGCTGCTTGCTCAAACTGAATAGCACGGATAACACAGACTCTTTCTTCTCCACTTGAAAAGTCTTGGTATAAGACTGCTCCACCATTTTGTTCAATACGTTCAAGGTATGAGACCCTGTCCCATGGGTTTGAGTTTCTAACATTGCCATTAGGATCTCTTTCTTCTTCGTAACATAGTAGTGGTATTGTAAGTGTTCTTGATCTTAACGGTGCAGGTAATGCACGTATTTGCCACGTCTCAAGTATTGGTGATTTAGTAGCATCTGATGTATTACGTGTAAAGTTAAATGTAATTTCAAAATGATCAGCTGGTTGAACAGATCCAGATAACCCAACCTCAACTGATTGACCTAAAGGCAGGGAACCAATAGATATAGATTGATCTGTTTGATCAACCACTTCCATACCTAATACACCACCAGTACCAAGAACAGATGAAATGGTAAGATTAACTGGTTGCTTTCTTTCGGTAGTACCCCATCGAATCCATCCAGATTTTAAATAACCAGATGTAGCAAGATTTGTTGCATGTTGTGTCCACACGCCAGTTGAAGATGTTATAAATTTTAATCCAGAGTTTCCAATAAAGGCAACACCGTTAGGTGGATTACTATCTGTTACTAAATCAGCTGCATATGCATAACCGTTTTCAACAACTTGACCAAGGTTAAGACGCCACAATCCAGCAGAGCCAGATATAATTTCAGATCTACTTGCGTATACATATGACTCATCAAATGCAATGTCGGAGACATTGCCTTCAAGATTAAGTGGTCCATATGAAAATGATTGCCCATCATTTCCAATAGTTCCAACACGTAATCCTTTAGTTGTTGCAAGGATTACGAACTCATTAAGGTATGTTCTTATCTGGTTAAGTGTTTCACCTCTAGGTAGTTCTGCAATGATTGTTGGATCTGTAAGCGCAGCCAAAGGATTGGTTGGATTAATTGTATACATCTGCACTCTTGATATAGAGCCTTGTGTATAGCCAACAACAACTGATGAAGGAAGTTCAGTTATTGAATTAATAACTGCTTGAGTATCAAATGTTTGAAATATTCTATGGTTTTGATCGAACTTTGGTGTTGGAGTGCTGTATGTGCGTGAACCTTCAAACACACCAACATAGGAAGTTCCTTCTAAAGCACCGACAATAATACGTTCTTTCACATAAGAAATTGCTTGCACAGTCCAGCCACCAGATGGGTGAGTTGGTGCATCCCAAAGTTTGCGAGAAACACCAGCGGTAGTTACATCATAAATACCATTATTGGTTCCAACAATGGCATAGATTCCATCAGTTGTTAGCTTCTGTGGCACAACACCAGCAGCAATAGTTATACTGGTAATCGATCCAGTTGATTGACTATAAAATTTAAGTGTTGCATCTTGAATAAAAAATGTTCCACCATTAACCGTGGTTGGTTGATATGCAGCAGCAGAGTTATTTACATTTGTGGTTGCAGATAAAAGCTTTAGCTCACCAAGTGTCCATGGGTCAATGTTATTAGATTCATAGAATCTAAATAGATCACTAGTGTCAGCGTCGTAATATCTTTCGCCAGCACCATGATGCCATGATGTAGCAGAACGTAGCCACCAGTTAGTAAGGGATTGTTCACCAGTAGTTGAGCTCTGGTCAATACGTTCCTTCTGGTATGTCGTAGTAATACGACTAATACGATTATTGTCAGAAGCAGCGGACAGCCATGGTGTATTACCTATTGCATAACTAGCAGCAAAATCATCTCGTTGGTATCTAACCAATGCTGTAGGAATATTGGTACTAATGACAATAGGCAAATCGCCTTTAAGATATTTGTTGGTCGTTGCCACGATTTACCCCTACTTCTTAGATGGACAGTGCTGACAGCATTTAGATGTATCTTGTGCTGGGTATGCTTTCTTTACTGGTATGGCAGCAATAGCTGCCTTAACTTGATTAATAATCTTTGGTTGATTCATCCACCAAAACCAAGGAGAAGTATCGGTAGCACCATCGGCAACAATAGAAATATGTAAATGCTTATTATGAGGATTAGACCCAGTGTACCGTCTGTTTCCCAGTCTGGATTTTTCTTTAGACCAGATTTGACCTTTGAAGATAAGGTAAGATACACGCTTGTCTTCTTTAAGTTTTTCAAAAATTTCCGCACAATCAATACCATTGTCTGGATCATGGGTAAGGTCTGCTGCTAGCCCAGTATTGTGATCCGAATTGGGACTCGCTTTCAGGTGAGCAGCAGATGGTAGAAGACCATCGCTTGCTTTCTTCCGCTTTGGTTGAAGTGCCGTCGCTTGACGGAGCACAGCAAGCGCAGCAGGTGTGGCTTTCTTGGCTACAGGTTTCATTCATCTTTCTTTCCAGCGACTAGTAGGAACAAATCATCCAAGCGTCGCTCCAGTCTGTCGACGGAGTCACGAAGACTTGATCCAGAATTTGGTTTAAGTTCACCGAGGTAATGCTTTACCAACCAACGAACTGAGCCAGCAAAGCTGGCAACTATTGTGGTAACCGCTACAGCGATACCAGCCCATTCGTTGGTAGTCATTACTCTGCCCCGCGTCCGTACTCTGTGGCTGATGGATCTAGCCACTTAAGAACTGGTCCAAGGAATCCAGCTAATGCTGCAGTTCCTAGTGTCTTTGGATCTGTTACGCCTGTTAGATACAGTGCGACAGCAGCAGATGCTGCTGCACGAAACCAAGACAGTGCTGCTGATTGAAACTTTGCGTTCATTTATATCTCCTTTAAAATAGTAGATGAGCAGTTTAGCCACATGCTCAGGTGGTTTAATAAGTAAAAAGTTTTACTTACTCAGTTGCCTCGGCTGCAGCAATTGCTTCTGCAATTGCAGCCTCACGTTCATCACGACGTACATTAGAAAATACTTCGCCATCGTAATCATCGCCGATAGAAACTTTTAAATCTCCATCAACTGCAATTGCCTTGGCACCAGTTAATTCTTGTGCATGTTCAACACTTCCTGCAAGAATAATGTTTGCAACTTTATTCTCATCTTCATTAAGTACTACATACTTTATGCTGTCCATCTTAGTCTTACACCTCCACTCATTCCATTACCGCCAAATACTCCTACGGCATTTCCAGCACCAAATCCTTCGATGCCATCACCAGCAATGAAATAATTGCTGCTAGATTGTTGTCCAGAAAATCTGGCAGGGCTTCCAGCTCCACCAAAAAACCCAGTCGTGTTGCTTACTCCATTAAGGTCATCTAAAGAAGCTTGCGGTGGAAATGTATTGTAGTTAGCCAGAAACCAGACTCCGCTAGCTCCACGAGCAACCAATACTCCTTCAGGAATAAAACCTAATTTAGATTTACCTGTTATGGAAACACCAGTTAACTCTGTAGTCCAGTTAATTCCATCCGTTGATGAAGAAATACCATTAGATCCATGTGCATAAATTTTACCATCAAAGGTATTTAATGCCATGTCTGTTATACCAGAAGCAGGTGAAGTTCTTTCAGTCCATGTAGAACCATTGGCAGATGTGTAATAGAATGCACCTGCACATAAGTAGAAGAATCCATTAATAAACTGAACGTTTGTTATGCTTCGAGATGTAACTCCAAATGTATTTGTATTCCAAGAAGTTCCATTGCTAGATGAATAAACAGCAGTTCCGCTTTGTCTTGCTACTACGAAAGTACTGTTTCCAAATGCAATACCAGCAGCAGGAAATGTTTCAGGGAAGTTGGCTCGCTCAGTCCAGTTTCCTGTGCTTGCTTCGTTTCCAGCAGCACAAGTCCAGTATACGTTTGCATTTGAAGAATGAACTCCAACAGTTATTGTTCCGTTTGATGCGACACCGCTAGCTAAGTACTCATGTGCGCCACCAGTTGAATCAGATTTAAATCGGCATAAGCCATAGTTAAGACTATAGAATCCTGGAGAATAAGCCGTAGCGTTATTTGTACCCGACATTCTTCCATATACAACTGCACCTAATTCACTGCTTGTATTACCTTGACCAGTTCCCATACCTCGAGTATAGGTAGCACCTGTGATAGATCCGTTTTGGTAGTTTTGACCCGCAATTTGATAATAGTTATTTGGCGATCTAAGAGCACTTGTTTGATCAAAGTATCCACCATAAGTATTTCCCATTGAGAATGAACCATAATCAAACATTATACTGTCTGAATTTGTTCTACCATTTGCAAAGAATCTTGTTCTGGTTGGCATTAAAGGATTGAATTTTTTTGTAGCCGTACCAATTAAACCCAAACCAGCATACGTATGGAATGTAGGGCTCGATCCACCTAGGTTAAACTGGGTACTGCCACCAGGGCAGTAAGCAACAACTTGGCTTGTATTAATGGTAGTGTTACCACCTGCGCCCCCAATAACAATATTCAATGTAGGTGTATTACTTACATCAAGTATTCCTTTAACAACTCCTGCACCTGAGTTTGTATTGTTTCCTGATATTGCCAAAACTTCCATAGTTCTTACTCCAAGTGGAACTGTAAAAGTTCCTGAAGAACTAATAAATTCTTCATACTGTTGTGGAGTTGTAGAAGTTGGTGGATAGACTTGCAACGGCATTAGACGATCTCCATTCCTGATAAGTGAAAGAAGACTGAAGTTGATGATGCGAACCCAGTAATAGTCTGAGTTGCTGCTACCACCTGCTTAACATCAATCGCAACTGATGAGTTACCAGCAAGTGGAGATGCCGCTAGAAAGTTAACCCCATTGACAGCAATCGTAAATGTCTGAGTGCTTGACGTTGTGTTGGTTACCCATATGCTTGTGAGCACAGCGGTTGTAGAAGCAGGAACTGTATAAAGCGTTACGCTTGACGTAGCTGCTGCTGTTCGTGCTAGATTTCTTGGCGTGTTAATTGCCATTATTTATTCTCCTTTGTGTTTTTCATTTTAGTAAGCATCCATAAGTAAGACAACATCAATTGTATTAAGGTTGTCAGCTATTGATGATACCTGTGCGATAGATGTAGCTTCTTCCGCATTGATTGCATTTATTGCACTTGTTTCTTCTGCATTAATTGTTGCAACTCCTGATGCAGTTGCAGCAACAATATCATTGATACCAAGCATGTCTCCGATTTCGGTTAATGCTTTAGCAACATAAAGTAAGTCAACGCCTGAAAGTTGTCCTGATGAATAGTAGGCTGTTAACTCTGATTTAAACCCATCAATTTGGGTACTGAGACTTGAGTAATCTGGCATTTGTTTTTCTTCTTTCTAGTAGAGGAGATGGATTCCAAGTTCAAGTAATGTTACTTTTTCTTGTAATCCAGCTGTCGATGGAATTGCTACCCAAGATGGAGATATTCCATCTGTTCCTAAAAACTTACCAGCGTTTCCACTTTGCGCTGGCAGTGATGATGAAAATTCACTCCAAGTAACATTGGTTGATCCAATTGAAACTGGGTTGGTGGATGAATTAACATATGTCTTACCAAGATTTAATGTTCCAAATTGAACAAATACAATATCTCCATTAGCCATTTCGCCAGATGGGGCATTATCATTATCAGTTGCTCTGGTTAATACCCAAGCGGTTACACCATCTTGACCAACTGTTGTTAATGAATATATACCATTATGTATTTGATTCGTTTGGTTTTTGATAAGAACTCTATCTCCAACTACCCAGCCAGTTGATATTCCATCAACACCTGTCCAAGTACGAAGAGTGTCTGCCGTAAGCGTTGCGCCAACGCCAGATGTACCATTGCTATATGTAGCACCTAAGTTAGATGTAGATGCTGCTCTTACTGGAGCATGAAAATTAATTGCTGCTACAACTTGGTCAACGTATTGCTTGCTAGCAATACCAAGTGGAGCGGTTGGATCAGCTGCAACTAAACCACCGCTAAGGGTTAAGCCAGCAATGGTTGAGTATGTGGTACCAGATGCAATTGTTTGGCTACCAATAGTAGGTGCTGAATAACTAGTGGTGTTAGCAATCTGTACCCAGGTGGAACCTGACCATACATACATTGCGTTAAGAGTTGAGTTCCAATAGATAGCACCAACAATAAGTGTATTGCCATCATTGTCTAATGTTGGAGCGTTTGCTTTAGATCCTAAATACCTATCATCAAAATCATCATAAGATGTAGCAGCGGAGGAAGCACTTGTTGCTGCACTTGATGCAGATGTAGATGCGCTTGCTGCACTTGTTGCAGCAGCGGTTTGTGAAGTAAGTGCAGACGATGCCGATGTTGCTGCGCTGGCTTGTGATGTAGCAGCAGCAGATGCTGATGCACTAGCACTGGTTGCGCTTGTGGCTGCAGCAGTAGCACTGTTAGCAGCAGAGGTGGCACTTGTCGCAGCAGCAGAAACATTTGCAACCATTGTGCTGGCTGATGTGGCTGCGGAGTTAGCACTTGTTAAAGCGTCGGCTGCTGACGTGGCAGCAGCAGTAGCATAACCAGCAATTGTTGCAACAGATGCAGCAGCAGTTGTCGCTGATGATGCAGCAGCAGTTGCGCTACCAGCAGCAGATGTAGCAGAGGTTGCTGCACTACTTGCTGAAGTGGCTGCCGAGCTTTGTGATGTGAGTGCTGAACTTGCGCTGGTTGCTGCTGATGATTGAGATGTCAACGCAGATGAGGCTGATGTTGCAGCCGAAGTCTGTGAGGTTAATGCAGAAGAAGCAGAGGTAGCAGCAGAAGTCTGAGATGTTAATGCACTTGATGCCGAGGTAGCAGCGGATGCAGCAGATGTACTTGCTGCAGTTGCTGATCCAAGAATTGAATCAACGTAAGATTTAGGTGTGGCAGAAGAGGTTGACATACCAACACTTGACAGACCAGTAATAACTGGTGTGCCATCAATAATCGGTGATGTAAGTGTTTTGCCAGTAAGTGTCTGTGATCCACCTGTACCAACAACATCTCCAGTTACACCGTGTGCTGTAGTTGCAACTTCGTGAGCACGAGAATCTGTAAAGTCTCTTGCTGATACACCGTGCTCTACAAGAGCACCAACTGAGTGCGCCTTAGCACCTGAGTTATCAATGTTTCTAGTTATCTGATAAGCAGTACCAACTAAACCAGTTACCTCAACCACTTCCTCGTTAGCAGTATCCTTTTCAAGGATAAGTGTATAAGGATATTGGGCTGGTAAATTTACGGCAGCTGCAAGTTCAAGACTTGTAGAGACATTGGAAATAGAATTAGCCAAGGTTGTCTTGGCTGCAATGGAACTATAATAACGTGATGGTGATGGCATTATTACCTCGAGTACTGGATAGTGTTAAGGAAGTTGGCTTGTTGCTTTGATATTTCTTCCGCTAGTCGAACTGTATAAAGTTGGAAGATATATTTTGCTACATTTGTAGAGGCACCAGCAGATACAGGTTGGTCAAGAGCATCAGCAGATACTGATGTCGCAGTAACTTTTCCTGGATCAACTGTTGATAACAGACGATACATAGCACCTAAACGAACTACATCTTCACAAGATGAAGGCAATCCACTAACTGTTAGATCTTGGTTATCAGTAATTGTTGTTGGATACTTTGTATATTGAACACGAACTGGCATACCAGGTTGTGGAGATTCGTTAAGAATCAACGCTTGACCTGTTGTATTGCCATTTAAATAGTTGGTATCTAATCTCCAACGTTTTATCAAAGCCCAGACTCCTGTAGAGTCTGGTAGTTCTGTAGACACACCAGTAATATCTATTAGTGAGTCTGGCATTATGTATGAATAATCGCTACCGTTAAATGTAAATGTTTCATTGGCTATGACAGGAAAATTCATGCCTTTAATTGTTTCAAGAATTGCTCGTTTAACCTGAGTCCGTGGGAACAATGGATTGTTTCTAACAACAGAACCAGATATGTGGCTAGTGGCGGTAGTACCACGCCATCCTCTACCTGTTGGATTTCCAGCAGTACCTAATATCTGAATCGTACCGCTTGCCTGAACGGACTTTTTTACATAAAGAAGTTCATCGTTAATTTCTACAATACCTTTACTTAAAGCAGTAGCATCATCAACTGTTACAGTTAAATCAGATGCTGTTGTTAATGCTGTGGTAATAGTTACAGACTCTTGGTTTCTAACATAAGAACTGACTTCACCAATTGTTTGTTCGGTTAACTGACTGAGTGTAGCCATTATGCTTGAACCGCCTTTCCTAATGTATCGGATGCCATAACAGCAGCCTTAATATCGTGCAACTTTGTGGATCTAGGTTGAATACCTTGTTTTCTTGCATTTCTGTATGCATCTAATTCTGAATTGGCTTGCTTAGATACTGCGCTAGCCAATGGATCTGTAATACTAAAATTTGCTGCTCTTGCACATTCGCCCCAGTTAGCATGGTCTTGGGTCTTACAACCAGATCTACAGTTACTCATCCCAGATGTAATCTCCATAACCTGCTGCTGTTAGCTCAGCAGCTTCAGCGTCTGTAATAACATTGTCATATCCACCACGAAGTACACGTTGGTATGTATTTAAATCGCTATCTTTAGGAACCATTACTGTCTGCCATGTTCCATTATTTTTAATTACAGTCTTACCTACTGGGTAAGACACGAACCAAAGTTCGTGCGGGCGACCAATCTTGTATCGATATGTAGGTCCACGGAATATCTTTGACATTACCATTTCACCTTATCTGCCCAGTATGCTGCCGACATAACACCTTTGTTAATGTTCTTAGCATGACGTGCTTTAAAAGACTGACGTCTTTGTCGGTAAGATTTTGTCTCACCAGATTTCTTTGGAGAACCAGATACACCTTGTTGACCAAACCTAATTGTTTTTACTTGGGAGCCAGACTTGGCTACAACCACATGAGATTTTTTAGGATGGGTAGGCGTTCTCTTTGGTTTATTAAAACCAGATACACCTGCTCTTTTAAGCCTTGGGTCCATTCTTCTTGTACTCTCCAACTTTTCCGAGTATTGATTTAATGCGTCCGTCTTTGTTTACACGAACTACCATTCCATTTTTAATCTGCATTGGGTTAAAACCATCATGGCGTTTATAAGTGCCACTAGAAGACATTACTTCTTCTTGCCCATTTTCTTAACCATTGCTTTTTTTACAGCAGGCTTTACTACCATTTTCTTACCTGACTTCTTAGCTGCTTTCTTTGCCATAGCCATTCCCATTGGAGAATAACTAAATTCTTTTTTTCCTACCATTGGCATTTTTTAATTCCTTTTCTATTAGTGTTTTAAATAGAGAGGGGCTGTTGCCAGCCCCTCTCCACCAAATTAAGACGCGATGCTTGACTTGGATGTAATTACGTAACGTGCCTCTGGGCGGAAGATGTTCCAACCAATCAGAGCCTTCCATCCTGCTGGACGGAAACGCATTAACTTATCTGTAACAGGACCGATAACAGTCTTTGGCTCGTAAGATACAGCCTCAATAAGAGCCTGCTTTCCTAGGATAACTGTGTTGTAGATCTTGTTAGCACCTGAACCAGATAGAGACTCAGCACGTGGAGTTTCGATGTAACGGATCTGATCGTAGATTCCGATCTCACCAGTCCATAGATTTCCTACGCCTGCTTCTGTATAGGTGTGAGGCAATTGCCATACAGCAGATCCACTTGATTGTGCTTCTGAACGAATGTCAAAAGATACATCTGGGTGAATTAATGCTGTGTAGAAACCACCATCACGAGGTGATACTGATGCGCCACGTAGCTTTGCTACACCACGGCGAGCAAGTGCTGCTGTGATGTTTGCTGCTGTTGTAGATGAAGATACATCTTGTCCGTTAAGAACAGACTCGTTGGCTGCAGTAGTTCCTGTGAAGCGACCAGTTGCTAGACCTGTTAGTTTTCTCCAAACTAGGTTGTCAAGAGAATCACGCATGTTGAAAGACAACATGTCGGCAACAGCTGGATCGATTGCAGATAAAGACTCAAGAGCAAGACGCTCAGTTGTAATTACGGAGTTACCGTATTCATCAACAGTAACGTTTACTCTGTTAGTGTTGTTCAACTGTACTGCATCTGGATCTTCGGTCTGTGTTAGTGCTGATGTAGCACGAGATAGATCTGTGTAAACTTGGAATACGACAGTGTTACCAGGGTTTGTTACATCGACAGGACGCTTGTCCGCAAACTTGCGGAACATTGGTTCTGAGCGAAGGTTAAACTCGATATACTTATCATACGCCGTCTGGATCAAGTTCGACATTGTT